ATGATCTCAATATTATCAAACTCCCCAAGAAGAAGCTCAGGGGAATTAACACGGAGAGTATTTTTGAAATAGATGTCATGGTTTCCTAGTAGTATTGTTTGTTTGATACCTCTATCTTGCAGAGGTCTAAACCACATCTCCTTTGCTGCTTCTAGGGAAGAGAAGTTGACTGCCTTCCTCCTATCAAAGGTGTCTCCAAGATTTAATATCTCTGTGATACCTTCCTTATCGATAAGAGGTAGTACTGTTTCTGTATAAAACTTACGGTACCTCTCGACATAATGTATATTATCATTTCTGACACCAAAATGTTGATCAGTTATAAGGAGTACCTTACTCATACTAAGTTTCCGTTAAAGTTGATGCTTATTGCTTGACGTTTATTGGTTGCCCGATTGGTCTTATGACGTATCCAACCAGGAAATAAGAGGAAATCTCCAGTCCTTGCTGCCACGGGTTCAGATATGATAGCATCACCATTGTCTTTCTGCAAGGGGGTCAGCCTACGTACGTAATCTAATGGATCACACAGGCATATATCACCACCCTCATCCTTCTCCAGATAGTATACGGATGCTATATGACATCCCAACCTACCATTACAATGGGAGTGCTCACCAGTAAAGTCATTATAAGTGTGCCAGTTAGACCAAGAAGCAGTAGCTTTGATATTAGCAGGTGCATAACCTAGCTCCTGATCCCAATACTGTAACACATCAGGCATCATTCCCTCTATAAGTTGAGCAACAAGAGGCTCTTCCTCATGTAAGAACAGATTAAACTCACCTGTAGACTTACCAGACTCAGATGCCCACTTGCCTTTATGACAGTCTTCTAGTCTTTCTGCTATTGCCTCAAATAAACCCTTTGGAGGATCAATATGGCCCTTCAAAACTGGGACTGGGAATAGATTTAAGATTTGGCTCATCGAATAATACCTCGTTCATGTACTTGTCTGTCCACTCTTTGTCAAACCACTTCTCTAGTATACCACGTGTCTTGTCATTTCTCTTCTGACTCTCACAATACCAGATTTGATCATCCAATCTCTTCATAGTATTAACCCAGAAGGTATCTCTCTTAGTAGAGAGGACTCTATTACGATACTCCTTAAGGTATAGGAGCACTATACAATAAAAATTTGCTTTGTCAATCTCTTCAGTCAAACGTGTAAACTTACAGTAGGGTGAGAAGATCTCATCACCCCACAGTGGGAGTGGTCTCTTACCACTAAAACTAAAATTGTTACTGAGATCTCTTATCTCCCTATAGAATTCCTCACCAACACCATACACAGGAGAGACATCGACTATAGCAGCAGTCACTACCTTACCATTGGATACGATATCACATCCGAATATAGGTAGAGCATAGTGAGGATCAGGAAAGAATACACAGTGTAGTATCTTTATCCCACCTATCTCTGCTTCTTCTATATGAATCTTCCTTAACTCACGTGTCTGATACATTCTATTACGAATGGTGAGACCATCCTTCTCAACTGTACCATGAATACTTGGTAATGGTTTTACATCAGGTAGATCCTCAATAGTACTAAGGATCAATCCACTTATGTCGTCTGTCAACTCACGCATAACTAAAAAAGAATTCCTTAATTATCTTCTCAGACTCCTCCTTACCAAAAGCACTACCCAGATACCCTGAGATAGGATCCAACTTGATCATATACTTATCAAAGTCATGGTAATAGGTACCATCTTCTCCAGTAGGTTTAGTTTCCTCTATCATCTCCTTATAGAGTGACAGATAATATTTGAATGTAGGTAGATATGTGTCAACAAGATCTGCCTCACAGTGTCTTACAAAGATATTGTTAGAGAAATGATTACCTGGCTCAAAGAAACGATACTTCTCTGTTGTCTTAGGTAATGGTGGTACATCTAAGAGATAATTCTCTGTTGGATGTTGGAAATCAAATACTATTATAACCTTCTTGTCACTAAATCCCATCAAATCCATACCAAAGCAAGGGACTATAGTCTCACCTACCTTTGGTGTCTTAGGATATATGATGTTGTTGTGTATATTAAGCTTCTTTCCGTCCCATATATCTACATGCCTAGACTTGA